GGGCTAGCTTAAAACAGTTTATGTGTAATGTGGTAGAACTTATGTATCCATTTGAGCGAGATATCCAAAGGTCAAACCTGGGTAGGTCTGTGATTCCAAGGTACCAATCCAATCGAGCGTTAAACATGAGTCAGAGTCGATCCCCATCGACGTGTTAGTGGACAAGTGTAAGGAATAACTGTTCTCACACCTAGATGAACTAGGTACGAAAAGAGCGCTTTTATCCACAGGCTCACCAAAACTGAGGAAGTGTGAGTATTCCTCATTAGTAAGACTTTCAATCTGAATCTGATTCATCAGTAAAATACATGCGAAATTTGTCTGCTTCGATTACGCCTATGTAGTCGCTCTCAGCAATCGTGATCTCATAATCCCCACCATCTTTGGTGAGGTATTTGTCAATTCTTTTAGTCATCGCAGTGCGTGATTTATAAATGTGTTCATGGACCTTGTCATTAGACAAGTCACGTACACGTAGAATTGAACAAATGTTATCGGGTAATTCCCAATAACTTGTACGTTCATCAATGGTGTCATAGGTGACACCAGCAAACGATTCATCTGGCAGGTCCTTGAACTTCTGCCATCTGTTCGGAAATTCTTTAGTCATCCAGGTAAAGTACAACAACGACCCGTATACAATCGTTACTATAAACATGCCACTCAAAAGTGGCTACTAGTGTGTGACCTCGACGAGTTCTTATATTCAAGAAAGGGATATAAAACAGTAGCAGATTATCTGGACACCGTTACTAGTATCAGCATTAGTAGTGTCGTTGTCCCATGGAGTCTATACGGACATAATAATCTTAAACAACAACCTGATAGAGTTGTCGATAATTTTATTCGCAGAAAAAAGTTTGAAGGTAAAATATGCTGTAAAGCTCTGATACTCAGAGAAAAAATTAGAACATTAGACATTCATACACATAGACCCACTGATGGATTGTCAGTTGATCCTCTGTTAGATCGATGGCGGGGGGACCCCAGTATAAAAGTTAGTGACGACTATATGGAATCACTTCCATTACACATGAATCATTATGTCGTTCAATCAGAAGAGTGGTACTGGAATGTTAAAGTAAAGAGAGGGAGAGCAGATACTAATGCAAAAACCCATCAAAGAGACCAAGGTTTCTTTGATGGTCACGGAGATGGCGATGTCGTTGACGAAGAACTAAAGAACAAAACCTATCATGAATAAAACTATTTGGATTGCCTGGTTACAGGGATGGGATAAAGTATCAAGTTTACAAAACAAATGTCTTCAATCATGGAAACATTACAATCCTGATTGGGAAGTAAAAATTATTGATAATACAAATATTTTTGATTATATCCCGGAAATAAAAACAGATTTACCTGGACTAGACACAAATCCAGTTCATAGTTCGGACATCTATAGGACATATCTAGTCAAAAAATATGGCGGAATATGGGTAGACTCCACATGCTTTTGTAACAAACCACTAGATGATTGGTTACCACCAGGCCCATTCATGTATAGTAATCCTTCTCCCGATAGAATGATTGCTGATTGGTTCATTAAAGAAGATCATCCTGAGTCTGTTTTAATGTCAAAATGGTTATCTGAAGTCATAACCTTCTGGAAATGGAGGATTAGGTTCACAGATCAACAAGAGTTTCGTCAGTGGATTGCGTGGCACCATTACTCCTTTCAAGTTACATATGAAAAATATCCAGAAGTTAAACAGATATGGGACAACGTTAATAAAATAGAATGTACTACTTCTAAATCTCTAGGTCCACACCTGTTCATACCATATGAAGTATCAGGAAGTCACCGTCCATCTAAACAAATAAAAGACAGAATTCATAGTAAAGTTGATGGATGTTATAAACTCACAAGAAAAAATAAAGTCTTAGCCGGTAGTGCAGTTGATTATTTACTAAGAACCATCTAATGCCAGTTTACACTAAAGATAATATTAAAGTCCTCCATATCCACACTCCAAAAACAGGTGGAACATCTGTAATGAAGATGTTTGAAGATAGTGGATATATAACGAGTCTGTATAATCCTGAGGACTCTAGTATGGGGTGTACTCCACAACATTATCACAAAGACCTGATTTATAAATTACTTTCGAAACAAACGTTCGCCTTTTGTTTCTCTCTTTATCGTGATCCAATCGAAAGACTTATATCACAATATAAATGGGAAATTAAACATGTAACAAGAAAATACATGAAAATCAATGATTGGATCCCTAGAACATTTAACAGGTATAGGGATAATCCATTCATTCAAGACAACCACATTAGACCACAATCAGAATTCTTTATTAAAGAGGCTGTTGTCTATGATTTCAACAATTTGAGTAGTATCAAATCAAGACTTCCCGATAGACTTAAATTGAATGATAAACAGATTGGTCATGCACATAAAATGACAGTTTCAAGCAATCACTTACAAATCTCTGATGAGAATCTGTTATTGGCGAAAGAATTTTATAAATCTGACTACGATTGGATCAAAAATCACAAATTATTATGAGAACAGCTTTAGTATTAGGTGGGAATGGATTCATTGGTTCCCATATGGTCAAACGACTGAGAGACGAGGGTTACTGGGTTCGTTCAGTTGGTAGGTCTAGTAAGAACAGATGTGCCAATGCAAGTATCAAGGGAGATCTAACTGACCCAGAGGTCATGCGTAATGCCCTGATGAGAACAGGTAAATGTTTTGATGAGATCTATGTATATGCTGCGGAGATGGGTGGTATTGAATTCACCTTCTCTGGTGAGAATGATGCGGTCATCATGCGAAATTCAAATCAGATCCACACCAACTTATTCAATGGATTGATCTACCATAGACCGACGATGGGTCTGGAGACAAAAATCTTCTTCGCATCGACAGCATGCATCTATCCTGAACAGCCAAATCCTGTCTTAAAAGAGAGTGACGCATACCCAGCCAATCCCAACAGTGACTATGGATGGGAGAAACTTTTTGCAGAACGATTCTACTTGGCACACTCTCGCAACCTCAAGATTCCGGTCTGTATTGGTCGTCATCACACCGTGTATGGACCAGGAGCACACTGGACTGGTGGAAGGGAGAAGGCTGTCCTAGCCTTGTGTCGTAAGGTTGCTATGTTACCTCCTGAGGGTGGTGAGATTGAAGTATGGGGGGACGGTGAACAAACTAGGTCATTCCTTTACATCGATGATGCAATTGAAGCCACTAGGCAACTGATGAGGACATACTATTCTGAACCAGTCAACATCGGATCCGATCAACTCATCAGTATCAATGACACTATCGATATCATTGCCAAAGTGTCTGGCAAGAAGGTGACAAAGAATCACATTGATGGTATAGTGGGTACGAGGGCAAGATCCTCAGACAACACTCTCCTGTACGCAAAAACAAACTATCGACCTTCTGTGACACTTGAGGATGGTATCCGTAACACCTATGAATGGGTTGAGAGTCAAGTCAATCCTAAATAGATGTAATCACGAGATAATATGGACCCATACCCGAGTCTTAAGCCCATCACAGAGTATGTGGTGGGCAATTTTATAGGAATGTTGACATTAGCAATTCCGTTCCTTATACTAATACTTTAAGAAATACACATGGAATCACTAGAAAAACACATCGAAGTTGACAAAAAGATCCTAGAAGATCCTAGAACTTCTCCGCAACAACGTCGTCACATTGAAGGTGAGTTACGAGAACTAGAGGTCTACTCACAGAATCACAAGGCGGAGATCGAAGCAGGAGACCATCACGATCCAACAGCTCTAGAACTATTCTGTGAGATGGAACCTGATGCAGATGAATGTCGGATCTATGATGACTGAAAGTGAATATCATTCGTTAAAAGAAACTTATAAGTTTCTGTGCCATATCATTGATCCAAAAAAGACACCTCGTATTGCAAAACCCTATAGGGATATGGCAAGGAAGTGTCTCAAAGATTTCCCTACAAGAAAAACTCTAGAAGAACTAGAGTGTGGCGTTAACTTTTTCAATCCAAGGTAACTTATGTCCAACCAAAAGTTTTATGTTTACTCAAAGTCCGGTTGTGGATTCTGTGACAGACTCGTTAATTTTATGGACCAACGTGGTATTGAATATGAAAAGTTCTCATTGGGTAGTGACTTCACTGTCGAAGAGTTTCTAAACAAATTCGGCAGAGGATCTACTTTTCCACAAGTAAACTACAAAAACTTGAACATCGGTGGTATGAAAGACACCGTTCGGTACCTACAAGAAAACAAATTCGTTTGATGAATCTAAATATCAACAAGGGATTCGAGTCGATGATTCCCAAAGAAAAACCCAAGGAGAAGAAGCCAGTATTCTCAAATCAATTAAGCATCAAGATCTTTAAAAGAAGACTAAGTCTTTCAATAGAACTCAAGTAGAGGGGGGTAGTCCCATGGTTTTTACAATTCTATTCTCAATATTATTTGCAACTGTTGGTTTCATGGCTGGATGGTTAGGTAATGAGAGGTATACAGCTGCTCTTTTAGCAGAACGTCACGAATTCGATCACATCTTTAATCAAAATCCACATCCAGAAATCTTTGACAAGGACGGGAAAATCGACAAGGGAGACTACATGTTTGTAAATTTTGAACTGGGGTATGACCCCGACGAATTCGAAGCAGAGGATATCCACGACGACTATTGACACCAGGGATAGGTTCCTGTATAATTTGGAAGTACCAAAGGGGTTCCCATGACCATCCTTGTAGATGCGAATCAAATCGCCATCAGTCACCTGATGGTGAGAAATAAAATCGAGAACGAGATCAACATTGGATCAGTTCGCCGTTCAATTATCAAAGTCATTGCAAGAATCCATCGTCGATTCAAACAAGACTACGGTGATCTGATCCTTTGCTATGACGACAAACAATACTGGAGGCGGGATGTCTTTCCTTTCTATAAGAAGAATCGGAAGCAAGAACGTGAAAACTCTAAGTATGACTGGGACAAGGTGTTTTCCGTACTAAATACGATTAGGGACGAGATTAAAGAATACTTCCCTTATAAAGTCATTCAAGTTGAGGGTGCAGAGGCTGATGATGTAATTGCATCACTAGTCATTGAGAATTCTCAGAAGACTATTCCAAGTCCTACACTGATTCTATCAGCAGACAAGGACTTCATTCAGTTACACAAATATAATTTTGTTAGGCAGTACGATCCTATTCGTAATAGGTGGATCGAACACGATAACCCAGTACAATATCTTCAAGAACATATTATTAAGGGTGACCGGTCGGATGGCATTCCTAATATCCTAACTTGTGATGACGCTATTGTTACTGGGAAGCCACAAAAGAAGATGAGTAGAGAGAAGATTACTTCTCTGGCGAGCATGGACCCACAAGACTTCACTAATTTTATTCGTCTTCGTAACTGGAAAAGGAATTCTGAACTCATTGACTTCACTAATATTCCTGACGAAGTCTTCAGTAGTATTATTACATGCCACGAGTCTACAAAAATCCCTGATTCGATTTCAATTGAATACTTTATCAAATACAACATTCAAGATATCATTGAGGAATTCAGTTGATGCCTAGACCTAAGAAAGCAAAACTACCAGTCAGTAAAACACTCATCTCTGAAGTACTTCAGAGAGTATCCAACGCCAAGACTAAAGATGAGAAAATAAATATTCTTCATGAATATAAGTCTCCTGCTCTAACTAAAATACTACTTTGTAATTTTGCAAAGTCCATTACGTTTATGTTCCCTGAGGGCAAGACTCCCTACACTGCAAGTGACATGCCAGCAGGAACTGAACACCAGATGCTCATCCGTGAACATCGTCTTCTTGAAAAATTCATCAAGAAGAATATCAATGGTGTGATTGTATATGGATGTTCGGGATCACCACGTCCCAGTATTCAACAACTAAAGAAAGAAGCCCTATGGATTCAACTACTCGAATCCTTACATCAAGATGAGGCTGACATTCTAGACCTTATCAAAGACAAGAAACTCACGGACAGGTACAAAATTACCCGTCAAAATGTTATCGACGCTTTCCCCGAACTAGGACTCCAAAATGAATAACGAACGTATGCTTTCAATTCTGGAACGACTCAAGACACTTACATGTGAACTTGAGAGTGAACTTAAGTCAGATGTTGGTTCATATGAATGGACTGATGACGACTACACAGAAATTCTTAAGTACTACGAGATGAATGACGATGACGGTGAGGAGGGACTGTGATGGGTCTCAAAAAGAAAACAATTAATTTAGTTAAAAAGGTTCTTAATAGTAAGAACAAACGAAAGATGTACACTGAAGATGAGCTCATCTACATGGAGCTCCAACTTGAGTTACTAATCGAAGAACGAAGACGACGTAAAGAAGAACGTCGCCGTCAAAAAGGATTCGGTTTCCCAGGCCAAGACTCTAATTTCGATGACTAAAAAATTATTATTTGTGAACCAAGCAGAAGAGCTTGGTCTGATACAACAGATGGCTTACACGATTAAGATGTCTAACTTGGACATACATCCATCTAAGACATGTTTTCTGTGTGTATCACCTGATTATTCAGCGATTACCTCTCAACTATTATCTCACCTACTCTCTGAGGATGGTGAGATTTATCATATTGAATCGGTCAACGTCCCATTCCCTGATGAGGATGGATCAATCTATCAAGATGACTTTCGACGTTTGTACAGAAAGCTCATCACTAGATGGGAAAACTTTGTACTCATAGAGGCAGGTGTCATTAGGGGTGGTAATTATTCCTGGATATGTACTATAATGAAGGTGTATAT